AGCCCAAAGACCATTTTTAGCTGCAACTCTTCCACCACCTTTTAAAAAACCCATTTTATTTCTAACACCTGTAGGTAATTTTCCTAAAGATTTTTTCTTTTCAGTTGGTACTGGTTTTAATTTTTTAATCATTATTTTTTAAATCCTTTTAGTGTTTGAGCAAATCTTGCTCTTTGTCCCATTTTACCTGGTTTCTTTGCCGCCGCACTTAAAGTCTTAGCAGGGATAGTGTTTCCTTTTTTAATACCTAAAGAAGCCCTTAAAGAACCTGGTTTTTTAATTGCTTTTTTAATGTTTAACACTAACAGATATAAGTTTTTTGTTTTCTACCCGCCATGACTTTACCTTGGCCTCTAGTAGTTACATTAACCATTCCACCATTTTTAAGTGAATTAACAATTCTTTTTTTTTCGGCTGAAAGGTTTTTTTTACCTTTTTTACTATATGCTTTTTCAGAATCAACTCTTCCAAGTTCTTCTAATCTATTCATTCTAGATGAATTCATTATTTAGCTCCTCTAGATTCGTCTCTTCTAGATTTGTAACTTTGTGATTTAGTAGATTCTTTTCCTCTTCTTGCTCCTAGAGATTCATCTAGTCTATCATTAGCACCTTGTTTTTTTGAACTTCCATATGGAAATCTAACATTTGATCTTACGCCATTTTGTCTCATAATATTTTCTCCTAAGTTATTTTTGTTTTATCAGATGTGTTGCCTTAAGTCCATAGACAGATGCAATTACACCAACAAAAATTGTTTGGTACCATATTGGTAAATTTCCAAAGTGCATAAAGAATAACTCCATTTTTTCCATATGTACAGGATTATCAGACCAAACACTCCAACCCAACATTACGATTGGCACCGAAAGTAAAATCAAAATAAATTCGTCTTTCCAATCTGAATTTCTAGATTCTAAGAGTTTGCCTGAATATTCTAATTCACCAGTAGCCATACGTTGTGCAGTTTTAGCTGCAGCGTCTGCCATCATCATTTTTGTTTCCTGTTTTTTTTTGTAAACGTGACTTCCTGCGGAAACGGCTAATTTAATTGCCGATAACCACATGGATTAGTACCATTTAGCTGTAACAGGTTTTTTGTCGGCTCTCATAGCTCTAGTTCCCTTAACAACAACAGTTTGTGTTTCTTGTGGGTTAGTAGCTTCGATAGTAACGCCGCCTGTTTGGTATCCGTCTTTTCCAACACCTAATTCTTTAGTAATTTTTGATGCTTTAACGTATCCAGAACCTCTTTGCCAATCTTTGTCCATAATTTTCTCCTTAATGATTTATTATAGTTAATTTTTATTAAAATTTCTACCAAAATCGTTTCTCTTACTTTGATCTGCCATTCTTTGTCTGTTTAAAGAGTTTTCATTTGATAACATTGTCTTTGTTAGCGAAGTTTCAGCTCTTAATTCTGCTAAATCTTCGTTTTGTTCCATTTTTTCTTCTGTGTTTTGTTGGTTCATCATAGCTTTCATAGTATCTAAGCTAATTCTACCTTCATCAAACTCTTTTCTTGCTTGATTTTGTCTTGCTTTTAAATCTAACTCTCTAGATTTAAGTTTAAGTAGGGGATCACCACCAAATTCAGTTAACATTTTTTGTTCTTCGTCCATATAATCTTTAGTCATCTCTGCAATCAACACAGCTTTTCTACCATTCATCATGTTAGTTAATTGTTGTGCTTCTTGAATCAATTGTTGGTTATTAGGATTTTGTTGTAACATTTGTTGCATCTGTTGAGCTCTAATTAGTTCTTCTTTAAACTCTAATTGAATTTGTTCTTGTCCCATTAAAGAAATTCTTTCCAATATATTTTTTTGTAAAGCACCCATCACTGGAGGATTGTTTTGTACTGTATTTGATTTCATAAAATTTAAATGAGAATCAATATGTGCTTTGTGATCTTGTCCCGGAAACGCTTGAAAAGGTTTCATGCTCATTGCTGCAATCTCTTCCATACTTGGATCAATTGGTTGTGGTTGAAGAGGTGCGGGTAAAATTGCATTTATGTTTTTTACACCTATGGCTTGGTACATACTTCTATACGCTTGATACAAATCATGAATTTGAGGATTAGATTGTGCCAATTGTAATTGAGTTTGTGCCATGCCAATTCTTTGTGTTTGAGAAAATATATTAGGATCGGCGATTGGTAGAATATCTATTCTATCATCAAAATCTTGAACTTTAATATTTCTTGTAGCACCAGGAACATCGTAAGGATATTCAGGTGGTAAATAAGTTTTAAATACGTTTGCTAATAATTTAAACTCTTGTTTAAGACCTACGTATAATCTTTTATGAATAGCTGACATTACTCTCGATCCACGTTCCAATAACGCCACTGTAGTACCCACGGCTGCTTGTTGATTCATGTCGCCAACTTGTGCATCTGCGATACTAGCGAATCGTTGACCCGCTGAAACTACAACTCCCATTAATTGAAGTAGAGTTTGGTCTGGTCCTTTAAAAGGTAATGGCATAAACTGATCTTTGATATTGCCTCCCGGAGCGTCGACATCTCTGAACTCACCAGGTTGTAAGGGTTGTGCGTCGTCTCTAATTCTAATACCACGAGATTTAAATCCAGCAGGTAAATTAGCTAAAGTTCCAGCATCTAATAATTGTCTTAGAGCAGCCGTTGCTGTTCTAGTTAAACCACCAATCATATGAATTAAACCAAAACCATAAAAACCTGTTCCTGGTAAAAATTTAAATTGTACAAAGTAGTTTATTTTTTTCATCATTTTATCATTTTCGTTATAATTTCTTCTAATAGATAAAATTTTATTATTGGATTCTGCAATTGTTACAATATAGGGTAGTTTAATTCCTGTTGGTTCTCCTTCTGGAGACATGTCTTCATATCCTTCTATATCTAAATCAACATGCATTTCTAAAAGAGTATACTGATCTTCTTGACCATCTTTAGAAATTCCTTCTAGTTCTAATTTTTTGTCTTCTAATTGATTTTCAGTAACAGGTGGAGTACCTAATTCTATATCTCTATAGAATCCTGCTACTTGTTGTTTTCTTAATTCGTTTTCTGAAATCTTAATTACATGAACAATAGCTTCTGCATCATCTAAAGAGTTTGCAGAGTAAGGTACAATTAAATCATCCGCAGGTACAAATTTACTTACAGCTCTACCTAAAAGATCATCATAATAAACTTTCTTAAAGGTAGAACCTGACAGGGGAAGATAGAAAAGCATTTGATCAAACTCAGGTTCGTATTCTTTCATTTGATCCATAATTTGGTAATTCATAAAGTCTTTAACTCTATGAGATTGGTCTTGTTTTTCTGGAGTAATTTTTCCTAATATTTGTGTTCTAACAGGACCATCTGCTGGTAGTAATTCTTTGTAAGCTTGTGCTTGAAACTGAGTTACGGCTTCTGCAAGAACTGGGTGATTAACTCCACTAGCTCCTCTAAAAGGTTCAGTACGTCTTTCATATTTAAATCCTAAAAGACCTAAACCTTCTCTATAAGATTGTTCCCAATCTGCACGAGATTCTTTGTAATCAGTATATTTGTCATAAAGATTAGATCCTAAAGGATCTAAAACATCATCATCTAAATACTCTGCTAAATTTGAAAAATGATCTTCTCCTTCTTCTGGAGGAGTTGTTGGATCAAAAGAAACTTCTGCTCCACCTTCGTCGTCCATCATTACTTCAATATCTTCAGATGTCTCTACAACATCTTCAGTTGGAGTTTCAATTTCGACTACTTCCTTTTCTACAAATTCTTCATCGCTTACCGATTGATTCGGTAAAGCATCATCTATCTCTGCCATATTATCCTTTTAACTTAAACATTGTTGCAAGTCCACCTTTTTTAAATCCTACTCTTCCACCATCTGCCCATCCCCAACCGCCATCAGTTCTACCTGATTTAGTTGAGCCTGCAGATGTTGCTTGTCTTGATCCACCACCCATATTTCCTGCAGCTCCTCCTGAATTTACATTACCACCTGTACGATCGTTTTGAGCGGCGTTACCTGCTTTGTTCATTGCAGTAATACTTACTTGTTCCCTTAATCCTCTAGCGTTTGCTTCGGCTTGTCTTTGTTGTTCAACTTCAGCTTCTCTTTTTCTTTCAGCTTCTCTTTTTCTTTCAGCTTCTCTTTTTCTTTCAGCTTCTTTAATTTGTTTATCTAATTTATTTTTAACATCAAGTTGTTTTTGTCTAAATAAATATTTACTTCTTATCATTTTAGTTTTTTTATTTTCTATATCTACTAAATTTTGATCATCTCCTTCAAACATTCCTGTCTCTTCATTGAAATTTACAGCTCCTCTGTTTTTTGTTAAAGTATCTCTTAATTGATTAAAATTTTCTCCAACTGCTTCTCCATAATTACCAAAAGCAGATCTTGTATTTAAACCAAAGGGATCTTTATTGCCCATACTGTTTTCACCAAATACTGTCGGACCATCATAACCCATTTGTGATTGAGTAAACACTTGATCCCCTAAAGACATATCATAATATTTATCAGGCATAGCTTTTGAAATCAGTCCGGAAATTCCAAAAGGAATACCAGAAGTTTTTCTAGTATCTATTTGACCTGTTCTTATCATTTCACCAATGTCTGCTTGTCCTCCCCCAGTAAAATTATTTATAAAAGATTGAACTTTATTTGGATTAGTTAATCTGTTTTGTCTGCCTTGAGTAGCAGTCATAAAATCTTGAGTTAAAC